CTCGTCCTCGGGACCTACTAACCTAACAGGTTAATGTAGGTGGCGGTATTCCACCGCCTCCAGTTGAACCACCCCGCTAGAGGGTGGATCGCCGGTGGAGTGTCCCAGTTCGGGGCAATACACCGCTTTCTCCGATATAATATTTCACTCGCCCGAGTGGATATTACATAGGAGTTAACCGATCCCTGCAAAAAGGATATATGCAACCCGCTTGGGTTGAATATACGCCGCTTAAGCGATCTCGGTATGACGAGCGCTGAATCCATAATCCGTATCTTAGCCAGCTGAGCGGGTTTCCACGCATAGTAAACAAGACTTTGCGTGTCCCGGTCAAGGTGGTAAGGGGTGCGGAGAAGGGAAATAGGCATTCGGATACCTGCATCGTCGTTCTCCCAACAAGGCACGGGTAGCCACTTTACTCTAGCGAGTAAGTACTTTACCGTGTGCTTGAGGGTGAGCCCTGTTCTAGTCGAGAACAGGTTAAGTTGGTTAATTGCAGAGTATAAGTCTTGTGGCGAGGAGAGTCTTTTAACATAGACTCCCCTCAGGTTCCTTCCTTGAAAGAAGTCACCACCACAGGACTCACGGAACGGACCTTCGACAAAGGTCTTGCTGGCGTTGGGAGTGAAACCCAAGAGGCGGAGAAGTTGTAGCACCTTCGGCGCAATTGCCGTCGGCACAACAATATCATCTCCGTTTACTCCGAAGTTTCCGACCTCAACCCCTCTAGGCATTCTGGGAGCCATTCCAGATAACCTAAAGGCAGCTAAAACGACACACGTGAACAGGACGGTCTGCAAGGAAAACGTATAACCGTTCCCCATTGTAGATACCATCCCAAGCTCGTGCAGCGTCCCGTCAGGGAGTCTCGAACGTGCACAACGGTAACGTTTCAGGAAGGCAAGAAAGCCGGCCGGAAGCGAAACCTCGAGCATACGTAACGAGATCGAATCAGAAGCGGACGATAAGTCGATCGTTGCGAAAGACTCATCAAACGACCCGATTCGCGCCAACTCTCTATTCTTGAACTGTTGGTTCTCCAGGTCTATACCTGTAAAGTCCTTCAGCCGAGAATTAAGTATCGCGGCGAAACCCAGCTGAAAGAACATATTCAGCGTGGGCTCAACGCAAATACTCCGAGAGATGTCGTCGTTCTTCGGTACAAAGTCAAGGCGATTACCTTCCACTACCTTTGCTTCACCCAGGTTGGCCAGCCGAATTGCTTCGGCATTGTACCATTCTGGGAAGCTGCGAATGTAGCGCCTATACATTGAGTACAGGTTCAGACCCGTGCAAGTTAGCTCGGAAGAGAATAACTTCGTATAGAAGTCACCTCCACGAGCACCGATAGCGGACCCTGGACCAAGCCTGCCTCGAAAGAGACAGTCGTAGTCATGGTCAACTATCGGTTGAAGTCTTGGAAACCAAAACTTGTTGAGGAGTTGTTTGAACTCCCCGAACAAGAGATCGTCTCCAAAATTCTTAAATTGCAACTCCCAACTCTTGCATTCTGAATCGACCTGCAAGAATTTCTTAAGGGCGGCAGCCTTCGTCTCCTTCGTCATTCCAGTCTCAAGTTTCTTGAGAAGGGAGTTGTGAATCGAGAGAGAGGCCGCTTCCTTAAAGGAGATTCCCGGCCAGAGACCATCACCATTCTTGATTCGCTCAAGAGAGGACGATGGGATCTGTTCAGAAAGGTCCTGAAGAAGGCACGAAGAAAGAGCATGAGGGACAACGCCCATAAATGCAAACTCCTATAAGATTGAACTAACCCGAATCAGAACTAGAAGAACTTCCTCGTAATTTTAGAAACGAGTCGGCTTCCTCCAATTATACCTGATTCGAGAAGAGCGTTCAAGATCATAGAGATAACTCTCAAAATGATCTTATACTTGCTCTCTCTGTTGCTTGAAGCGGGCGTCAATTAAATGATACCCGTGACCAAGCTGTCCCCATAGTCCGCAGACTCCTCAGCGAGGAGCCCGAGGGCGAAGGAGACAAGCGCTCGGATGTTTACCGCGTCATTGACCTCACTACCGGCAGGCAGTTCCGCAATTACGCGGATATTTGCATTCCGGATCGTTTGATCGCTGTCGATGTAGACACCCTTGCGACAGAGAAGTTCCGTCTTATTCATCGGGACGTTGCCGTATGACCCATTCACCGGATTCTTCGCAGGCAAGGCCTTATAAACCTTGTCCTTACGAATCGTCGCAGTGAAGGGATCACCGGCAGTGCTGGCCCGAGCGCCAGTCTGTGTACCGCCAACGGCGGTGACCACATACTGACGGGAGTTCGCATCCGGTGCCAGATCCGACGCAATTGTATACGTCGGAGTCGTGAAACCGGTTTGAGCTGCCCCAGTGATAGAAGAATCAGGAGACCAAGTCATGGAGAAAATACTCCGTGATGTTGCTAAAGAACTAGGTCGAAACCTAGGCCAAGACTCTACGAGTTCTATCGACGTTCTTCGACAGCGCTAATAAATTTAGCCACTGAACCGAACCCATACCAGGTACCTGCACCTCAAAAGAGGGAACGGGTGACCCAACGTCTGGGACTCGGATGAAGTTCGTCCTTCGAAACTCGACGCGACCAGGGTGTCCAGAAACGTCATACTTATATGTAAAGGTATCCGGCGGTGGCGGCACAAAAGCTTCATCGGAGCTACGATAAACGTGGACCCGACGACGCAGCTGTGACGTAAACGTCGCACCTAACATACGATAAGACCAACTAGACACTATATCACCGATATTGGTGAAATAGTCCACAAGGAATGAGTACGGCAGCAGCTCCCACAGCGTAGGAATAAATTCCGACGGTGTGAAGCCGTATACATGATTATCGGGTACACCGTTACCTTTACTGTGGTAAGTACCATAGTACTGGACGTAATACTCTTCATCATGTAAAACGCGCCACTGCCAATTCAACGGGCCGTTACTAGCGGTTTTCAACCCAAGATCAGAGCTCACACGCTGCCTCGCTGAACCACGCACCATCTCAAAGATGGGCTTGATCAAACGAGAAGCGTAGAAAGCCTTGATACCAGAGTCGATATCGTTAATCAACGGTTTCCATCCGAAGCTGTACTCAAGCCAAGTGTCTCTAACAAAGCTCGGACGCCGACGTCTGTCCACCCGTCTACCGTGCCTTCTTAGGTACGATAGGTAGTGGTCAATCCCGAGGCGAAACGATTTTGCAGGAGACTTAATTAGCCGTAATGCCTCACGTAGTTCGCCGGTGAACACCATTCCTTTGAATTGTGTATCAACGGCTGCTATGTTAGCATAATAGCGAGTTAAGGCCTGGTTACTTGCTGTAGTGGGTGTCAAGCCATCCTCAATGCCGGCGTCTGCAGGCAAAGCGAAATAGCAGAGGTCACCCGTAGCTATGTAAGTCCTATTCGGAAAGTTAGCCGGATTGGCGTCAGGATTGTTCCTCTCTTGAAGATACTGGAGAACTCCAGCAGCTCTGAGGAGGTCATACTTGACACCCGTCATCGAGGTCGTCGCGTTCTGGCCGGTAGCAATCAACCTTCTGAAGTGAGGAAGAGCTCCCCCTTTCTGCACTGAATCCACATAGTTGTGGAAGTTCAGGAAGATAGGATTAGAGATCAAACTCTCTTCAGTATAGGAGAGATACTGCCGTCTGAATCGAAACCTCGCTGGGCTCGTTCGTGTAGGTTGCATAGCTAGGTACTACAGGTTGGTTCAACAACAACCAGTTTGGTAGGAAGCCAAACAGGTCCCATTAGAGAGAGAGGGGTCTAACAAGCCCCTGCAATCACCTAAAGAGATTAAGAGATATGGCCACCGAGCAAGCGCTCGACTTCCGATTTAAGCACTGTACGTGCTTGATCGTCTAAGTCGGTCTTGAATGAGTGAACCAAACCATCTAGAGTCTCCACGGTGACTGTTGCGACCGAACGGCCGGGGTGGTTTTCTATAAGGGATCGAGATAGGACTCTTACCTGCCCAGGAGCGAAAGCTCCATAGGACAGTTGGGAACTTGTCTTCTTCGCCATATAGCCTCCACGATCGGAAGGTTAAGCAAC